CATTCACTCTCAAATTGTTCTGGAATGCTCGCTCCACTGAACTCACAATCCTCACCAGGTTGTAATTGCTTAAACCTGGGCGTGCTACCTAACTTAAATTTCTTACTGGGCATGCTCATCAATTAAGATATGTGGGTTTTGCTATATAAAAATTTCTTAAATAGCACAAACAGTTATATAACGGATTAAACATTAATGCATAATGCCAGTGGGTCTGTATACTAGGAAAGGTAAAAATGGTAGAACGATGTATTTTAGGAATGGCAAGCTCATCAGCAAGGCATCCTATAGTGCCTCTCGCAAACGTAAGAGTTCAACCAAACGCGGCGGAGTTCGAAAAACTGCGCGTCGTGCTTATACTAGAAAGAGATCTACTGGCAATCCAAGGAGAAAAATGAAAGCAATTCCACATCCAAGTATTAGCGGTATGGCTAGTGGCTTGGCAATAGCCGCATACCTAAACGCAGGTAAATCCGTAACTGGTTCTTTTGGTAGAACCTCAGTAACTGAGGGAGTAATCAAGGACGTAACAGACGGTCAACTAGGGACCGCATTCAATACTCTAGCAGGTAACGCGATTGATATGATCGGTACCGACGCAGGGAGAAAGACATTAGTGACCGCTTCAGGCATTGCCATACTTGGCGCATTTGCACGAAAGCAGTTTCCACAACTAAAACTCGGAGGAAAATCTCTATATTTTAGATTATAGAGAGGATAAACTAAAATGGTAACCACCACGATACAGAGAAGTTTCGATAGCACGCCCACTGATAAGGAATATTTTTCCCTTACAGACAACATGAATTCTAGCAACCTTGGTAATATCCAGGTTCCACAGGGATCCACTAGGATCAGCAGGGTCGATTGTGCCATGGATGGATTTAATGCAAAAGGATACCAAGTAGTATGCAGACTCCTAGGATCAAATATGTCCGAGCAGAATTTTACCATCATGGGAATAGCTGGAGATACAGCCGATGCGGCATGTGCAGTCGGTTTTAATTCCGTTCCTGTTGCGTTTGGTATTCAGGGTGTAAACAACATTGATCTACAGATTGCCATACAGGTAAGTGGTGGGGGCAGTATGGCCGCATCCTCTGGATCTGTAACTCTTTATTTCGAATGAGTTCAATTGAAATAGGGAGCTGCTGTTTTGGCACTAGGCTTACAGCTCGTGCCAAGGACTTGAATGGCTAAAACAAAGATAGGCAGTAATGCGCAGTTCGTTAGCACCGGCTCTGTTAATTACATTGGTGATTATCTCTATATTTATGGTGGGGAATATTCCTTATCAACTGCTGATCAAACGGTTATGAAGTTTGACACCAGCAAAAATTACACTATTGGAAAATTGTTTGTGTCGGGTGGGGTTATACCCGGATCATCTGCTGGTGGTATTACTACTTGGCAAGTTAAATTAAATGGTATTAACATTATTTGGCTAAAGACTGAAACAGCTCAAGAAGATAGTCCTCTAAACACTAAAGTTAAGTTATTGTTACCTCCCAATTCAGTTGTAGAAGTAATAACAGATTCAGACGCTACCAATACGGATATTTACACAACTACTGCGTTTATTGGTAGAGTCTATGCATGACCCTAGCCGCATCTAAATCAGTCTCTAGGGCTAAGGGTGGTAATATTTACGGATGGAGTGGATCACAGGCTCTCACTGCATCAGCTGTCACACTTCTAGATTATACGAACCCTTCAGCATTTTATTTAACCAGGATTACTTTAGGGATCGATTGGACAGGGATCAGTGCCACAGAATTTATTTCATATACAATCAATGTTGATGGTACACCCTTATTTGTTGAGAAAACCATAATCACAGCAGACAACCTAGGCACTCAACCAAAAATGTTTGAATTTATGATCCCTCCAAATTCAACGGTTAAAGTTCAGGCTCTACAAAGTGATAGTAACGGATTCATTACTTGCATATTAACGGGGTATAGAGTATGAAACTTCCCAAAAATGAAAAAGAGTTTGAGGAATTAATGAAGGGGATAAAGTGGAATAGAATTATTCCTCCTCTAGTTTCAGTACTGCAGCCTGTTATAATTTTTAGTTTGTGGTTAGGGTTCGCAAAGATGGATAAAAAAGCAGATGCAGTAGCTAAATTAATTGCCTTGGCTGAACCACTCCCTTTCGATATCGATCTAAATGTTCCCCAACCAGTGGTCTTGGCTAGTCTCTATCACTCCGTGGATGAGGTGATTCCTGTTTTGGAAGATGTTCTAACATATTTGCAAGATCTGGAGATTCCTTCGGGAGAGGAAATACTAAAAGATATTAAAGAGGATTTAGAGGAAACGTTTGTTGACCCAATTACAGAATCTGCGCATGTTCAGGCATTGATCGAATGTAACGAAAGTGCGAAAAAGAATTTAACAGTATGGCCTTTTCTTTATGGTAAGAATATCCAGACGTTTTTGTGGATCCAAACCTGTTTGGCTGGAAAAGGTATTTCAGTTTCTACAAAATGGATTAAAGAGCAATTATGACCGATCAACTATTCTTCTTGATCTGGATAGGTTCGTTCTTTCTATATTTTACAATATACACGCTATGGATCCCTTTGAGAACCCAAAAAAAAATAGAATCGTGGTTGAAGAGTTCTGAATCTGACGAAACCCTCCTAATGTCGTTAGATGTAATCACTAAAAAAATCAGAGAACAGATGTTAATTGATTTTGAGGAATTTATGTTGCCACAGGCGAGAGAGAGTCTGCAAAAGTTTTGGTCTGGCGCAATGGGCAATGTTGCTAAAGAAATGAAAGGTTCTGAGGAGGGTTCTAATTTGTCTTTGTTGCATAATATCACTCAGGATTTATCAGGCCAACCTTGGTACGTGCAGATGTTAGCATCTAAAATGTTACCGATGATCACTGAAGCAGTCAAAACGCAGCCAGAACGCACAACGGACGCAGTGGTACGCATGGGATTGCAGAAATAACGCACTTTAAACACACGTTGACGCATCAAACTCGCATTAAATACCCTATCCTATCCCACCTCATCCTCTAGTCCTCATTCTTTCTTTAAATGAAATCGGCTGTAGAGCTAGAGATTCTTAATTATTTTTTGACAGTCGTAACAGATCGTTACTTCATTGTTGAACTTGTCAGTCTTAAGATGATCTTTAGATTGTAAACAAATATTACATCTACGTTTCATTGTTTGTCACACTCCAAACATAACCACATCCAGTTAGCTAATTGATGATTAACCATGGTAGAACCACACGTTTTACACTTCATTCTTTATTCACCAGAACCATTAATTCAGCTTCAACGTTATCAAACATGTGCCAAGGTTGATTATCACCATCTAAATCAAAATGTAATTTTAGATGTTTCTTAATTGCATAGACCATGCGGCTAATTTCGAATAGCTCATCCTCATCAATGAATACCATGTTTAGCCCTCTATCATATATGAACCATCTTCACGCCTGGTTAATGTCCAAATAAACTCAGGGTCTTTCCATGCCTGGGCAAACTTTGAATCGTCAAGCATGTTAACAACGCTTACTCTTATGACTTCAGCAGTGGTCTCCCATGTTACCTCTAAACCTTCTTTAGAAAGAGAATAAGAAGAGTGGGGATGTTTGAAAAGGGTAAAGGTAAGAGACCATTTAGATTTACCATGATCACCATAACCTGTGTCCCATTCACTCTCAAATTGTTCTGGAATGCTCGCTCCACTGAACTCACAATCCTCACCAGGTTGTAATTGCTTAAACCTGGGCGTGCTACCTAACTTAAATTTCTTACTGGGCATGCTCATCAATTAAGATATGTGGGTTTTGCTA